TTGCAGCTCCTAATCCTTGAACAGAACCATAAGCAGGTTTTAATATCTCTATATTTCCTTTTGCCGCTTCGTCAATAGCCTCCATGCTTCCGACTAATCCTAATTCTTTAATCATTGCTTCTCCTGACTCATAACCTAAATCACTAATAATCTCTTTCATATCTTTTGAAGGAGCTTGAATTGATAAAATTGCTTCTCTTAATTGTGTTTGTGCTACACTTGATTTCAATCCTGTCGTTGTAAGTGCTGCCGTTGCCGCCATTAATTCGTTAAAATCAACTCCTGCGGTATTTGCTGTTCCTGCAACCATACCAAAAGACTGAGCTAATTCTGATATATTTGTTTTACCTGATTTTACTGTTAACTGAATTGTATCAAAAACTTTCGCTGCTTCTTCACCTTCAAAACCAAAAGCATTAATCGCTGAGGTTGCTAAATTTACCGCTTCCTGCGTAGTTCCTAAACCTGCAACGCCAAGCATAGCTGATTTTTCTAAGACCATCATTGCGTCGCTCGCTGATATTCCTGCGGATCTAACGTCATACAAAGCAGTTGACAAATCTGCTAATTCAACAGGAACTCTTTTTGAAATTTCCATAACCTTTTCTCCCATTTCTGCCATACTTTCTGTGCTTGTATCAACAAGAGTTGAAACATTGCTCATAGACTTTTCAAAATCAACCGCCATTTTAATACTTGCTCCTCCAATCGCAAGCGCTGCCACTCCTGCTGCCGCACCCAAAGTACCCAACCCTTTTATAAGTTTTGAGTTTGACTTGCCGATTTTATTAAAAACTCCGCTTGCCTCGTCCTTCGCTTTTATTACCGCCATTAACTCTACTTTGTTTGCCATTTTCTTTTAGTCTATTAAAAATGTTTTTTATTAACCACTCAGGTTGGATCATACACTCCTCATAAGTCCAACCCATTTCAAAGCAAATAATCGATATATTTACTCTTTTTACTTTTTTTTTAAATCTTCGCTTTCGTCGTCTTCTTTTGTAATCTTGTTTATTTCTTTTACAATAAACTCGTAATCTTTTTTAGGTAAATCAATTATCTTTTCATATAAAAAATCTAACGTTCCTGTTTCGCCTTCAACCGAGTGAAGCATATGCTTTATATTCGCCTTGTCCGCTTCTTTCATTGCGTCCATTTCAATAAACTTGTCTGCTTCCTTTTTAATTCCTTTTCCTTGTACGAATTCAATTTTTTTACCTCTATAAAAAGGTTCCTTAATTGCGTCATAACCTCTTTGTGAAAGATATGTATATATTTCTATTTTTGTCCCTGTAATAGGTAATATAATTTGTTTTGTTTCTCTCATAATTTTTTTACTTATATTAATTATTAATATTATTTATATATATATTTATATATAGGGTAAAGTTTCTTTACTGTCCATGTAAAGTTTCTTTACTATGTTAGTAAAGTTTCTTTACTATGCGTAAAGTTTCTTTACTATGGTTCTAAACAAGTTGTTCGCATGTTATGCACATTAATAATCCGTTCCTACTTCAAGATTAACAAGCTCGAATTTAATGGCTTGTACATCTGTTGTGTCATATAAAACTGCAAATTCTTGTTCGTCAAAAATAAACTCTCCTTGATTAATAGGATTGTTGTTTGTAATCAACTTTGCCTTATTAATTGTTATTCTCAATTCTTCCTTAGTTGTAGCATTAACAAGTTTTCCATACATTCTAATAACAAATGCTTGTTTTTCCTTGTTAGCCCATTTTTGTACCTGAGTAATATCTGAGAATAATCTTTTAATAGTCAATGTGCCTTCCTTCATTCTTGCCTGTATGTTTCTTGGTCCACAATTATCTCCACTTAAAGGATCCGCTGACAAGTTATTATTGAAACTTAAACCAATTTCATTAACATTAATTTGAGCTGCGCAAGTTGCGTTTGTTAAAGCCGTTGAAGCGTCTGCTCCTAAACCAATAATTGTATTTTCAAATTCAAGAATAGGTCTAATATCTGTATAACTTGGAGTTTGACATTTTAAGTAAACAGCGTCACCGTCGCTTGCAGTAACCGAAGTGCTTGCAAATGTAACCCCTTGTCCGTCTACATTAACCTCAGTAATAGTTACCTCAGTTACTCCGATAATAAGAATATCACCAACGCATAATCCTTTGTTTGGAGTATTTGAATAATCATTGTCAAAATCAAAAGTTGTAATTGCTCCTGTTAAATCTGCATTTAAATTTCTTACACTCCATTCTCCTCCTGCCATAATGTTTGCAACGCATTTAATCTTCCCTGTGTCTATGCTTAAATTAATAGTGTTTACTCTTACGTCGTAATACCTTCTTGTATAATAAGCGCCAACTGAAAATTCAATTGTATATAAATCTGAGTCTGCCGCCGTAAAAGGGTGTGTGTATGCTTTTGGAGTTCCTGCGTCGTTTGTTGTTACTCCTTTTTTAACAGTAGAATTTAAAATGTGTCCAAGCGTGAAAGGATCAGCCCAAAATTCTATATTTCCGCTATGTTCTTTTGAACCTCTTATAAGATCCATTCCATTCCAATCATTACCAAATAATCTCATATCACGAACAAAATTTTGGTTTGTTATTACCGTATCTGTGATATATGGTAAAAAGATTGAAGGTCTTAGAGGCGTGTTCGCAGCCGCCTGTGGCTTTACTGCTAAACTTCCTTTGTCTGCTATAATAGTCATACGTTTTTATTTTTAAGTTTATCTTCTTCTTTTTGAGTTTCCTCAATTATTTTTTCAACTATTTCAAAATTAAAATTGTTGATTTTGTTTTTTGTTTTAATAATTCCGCCCGCTTTTACAAGTCCGAAACCGATTAAAACTAAATCCTTTTTCGATATGTTTTTATATTCCATATTAACAAATTTTATCTATTATTTTTATACATTTTAAATTAAAATTAAGTATAATATACGGCGACTCGTTCGTGCCATAATCTTTGCTTACGCCCACTATTTCCATTCTGTCGCATTGTGGTACACCTTCTACTGATAATTGTCTATCATTATCAAACATTTCTAAAATTTTATCTTCTAAAATTGTCATTAAGGTCATTGCTTCTGCGTTTGTTTTTCCTGCCTTGCTAACTTCCTGAAAAACTTTAATCGCAATTTCATAAACTCTCTCAACTCTTGCATTATCAATTATTTCTCCGTCTGATATTGACTGAACAACCGTCGCGTATGGGAAACCTGTCGTTTCGTTTGAGTCATATAAATAAACTACCTTCAAATATGTTTTTGAATTATCGTCAACTAATGCTTCAATCTTTGTCTTTATTACTGATTTTAGATCTGTGTAATTTCCCATAATTTTCTATATTATATCACATTTTAGTAATTTTTACTATAACGTCGCTAAGCGCTTTTCCAAAAAATTTTTCTATTCCTGAAAGAGAGTTTTGCATTCCCTTTGCCAAATAAAACCTTCCCCTGAACCTGCTTGTCCCATATTCTACATATGGAGCATATTTAACTATATTCGCTAAAATTCCCTCTAAATTTCCAAACTTTGTTCGATAGCCTTTAATTAATATTCCTGTATCAACAGGCGTTTTTAATTTTGCGTTCCTACTAATTAAACTAACCGATTTCTTAATTGCTGTATTTAAATTTTTTTGTAGGTTTGAGTCTGCCTTTCTAAGGCTGTTTTGGAACTCTGTAAACCCCTTAATTTGAACTTGGTACATATTAAGTAGTCTTATATATCATAGCCTTTTTATGCTTGTTAGCGGACATGTTACGGCTTCTAATGATATTATTATCTTTAACGGAAGCAACCTCATATTCTACTGAGTCAATAATAATTTTCATTCCTTGTTGAAGCGGTACTGATCGATCGAAACGTATTTGATAAGCTTTCCTTACTCCACCGTCAAAAAACTCCTCCAACTCTCCTGTGAATTCTATGAGATAGCAATAATATATTGTTGCGCTTTCTTCGCCAAATTGCTCTTTACTTGTTGACTCTATATCTTCAAGCGATTTTATTGTAAACTCTGTTGTAAAAAAATTTTCAATTGCCATAGTTTTAAAAACTTATTTTTTTATATTTCTTTAATATTTCAATTGCTCTCTCGTATTTAACCCAATCTTCCTTTCTGTTATAAGTCACATTGTAATCGTCAATACCTTCTGAAACTACCTCAGAATTATGTTCGTAAGCATAATTAATTATTCCTGCCATAATAATTGACGCTGCCAATTCTATTTCTTTTGGAACCGCAACTGAATAACCCCACTTAGCTGAAACTGAAATATTTTGCTGTCCTTTATAAAAGTAATATGTTACTAAGTCTGTATCTATAACAATTCTGTTTTTAGGTGTTTTATTTGCTGGATATGAATAAAATTGACTTGTTGTTAAAACTTCTTCGCTATCGTCTGAGGCTGTTATTGTTATGTTTTCAATTTCTACAAGATCAGGAAGTATTAATTGCTTGCTTCCACTTCCGTCAAAAACTTTCGCAGAATATTCCGTATCTGCTACAAAATTTCTTCCTGTAAAAGTATCAATATAATTTTCAGCTGACTCTAAAAAGATATTAAAGTTATCTTGCCAATCTGCTTCAATTGTTGTAAGCATTAATGCTTCTACTCTGTCCCTTGATGTGTAATTTTTTACTGACATATTATTTTATTTTATTATAAGGTTTGTTATTGCTTTGAGAATAAGGGTAAATTGTTTTATAAAAGTTTGCAACTCCTCCCAATGTACTTAATCCTTCGTCTTCAAACATTGACGTTCCTGCAATCTTGCTTCTTTCTATGGCTTCAAATGCAATCAACGCTCCTAACGTTCCAATTCCCTCGTCTTCTAAGTCTGCAATACCTCCAATGTTTTCAATTCCTTCGTCTTCAAATGTTGTAATACCTGATAAACTTTCAATGCCTTCGTCCTCGAATTCTATTATACCAGAGATTGTTTCTTTTAACACCCTTTCAATCTGAACTAAACCTGCTAATGTTACAAATTTATAATATGCGTCAATGTCTGCAATTCCTGCAATTGTTGAAACAATTGTTACCTCTAAGAATAACAAACCTGACAATGTTCCTTTCCCTGCATCTTCTAATGCTGAAATTCCTCCAAGAGTTTCCTTTGCCGTATATTCAAAATCTGAAATACCTGCTAATTGTTTTAATCCTTCGTCTTCGAATATAACCAAACCTGACAATGTTCCTTTCCCTGCATCTTCTAATGCTGAAATTCCTCCAAGAGTTTCCTTTGCCGTATATTCAAAATCTGAAATACCTGCTAATTGTTTTAATCCTTCGTCTTCGAATATAACCAAACCTGACAATGTTCCTTTCCCTGCATCTTCTAATGCTGAAATTCCTCCAAGAGTATTTACTCCTTCGTTTTCCATTTCTGCCACGCCTGCTGTTTGGTCTGTTTTTGTTCCTTCATAAAATGCAGTTCCTGCAACATTTTCTAAATCTTCAATTTCAAATGTTAAAAGCCCTGCCAGTGTTGCAACCGCTTCGTCCTGAAAAGTTGACTGCCCTGCAACCGTTTCTTCTTTCTCAGTTTCCATTTCCGCAATCCCTGCAACCGTTTCTTTAACATTTAACAACTCAAATATCGCCAATCCTCCCACCGTTCCTTTTCCTATTGTTTCTAATGTTGCCTGTCCCGCAGTTGTATCTTTTCCTATTGTTTCGATATCTGCAATACCTGCTATTTGAGAAACTTTTGTTGCTTCTGCAAAAATTAAACCTGATAAAGTATTTTTTCCTAAGCCGTCGAAAGTAGATTGTCCTGCAATCTGATTAACCTTCACATTTTCTAATTCAATTATTCCACTAACAGTTTCTTTTTCTTCATTTACAAAATTTGTAAGTCCTGCAAAAGTATCTTTTATTATTTTTTCAGTAGTTGCAATTCCTGCAAAAGTATCTTTTATTATTTTTTCAGTAGTTGCAATTCCTGCAAAAGTATCTTTTATTATTTTTTCAGTAGTTGCAATTCCTGCAAGAGAAGCTTTTTTTATTTCTTCCAATAATACTAAGGCCGCCACCGTTGAATATGTAGTTACAGGAGCATTTC